TCCCGACCTCATCATTACCAAAAGTGGGGTCCACCTGAAATTAAAGGCTTTTATCGTTATTTCAGGCAGTTAAAAGAGGAACACGCGGGGAACATTGCGGACTGATTGGGTTCGGAAGGTTCAAATGCGCAAAGGAGCGCATTATCACCCCGCTATAATCTATTCCAAGGCCTTTGCCGCCGTCGATAGATAATCCGGCGCAAACTTGGCGTAAACCCGCTCGACGGTCGCCACGGTGTCCCCCAGAAATGCAGCCACGTCCTGCAATGGAACACCCTTTTCCACCATCCAACTTGCTACAGTGTGCCTGACGGTGTGTGCGCTCGCGTCCTTCACGCCTGCGCGGTCGAACACCATTTTGAGGCCCTTCTTTATGTCCAGCACGGGCCTGCCTGCGTATTCAATCACATGGTCGCACGTTCTGACTTTGGCGGCGATTCTCATGTAACGGCGCAGTCTCTTGTTCATGGGAAGATAGACGCGGCGTTTGTTTCCGGCCTCATCACCCCGGCGAAAGTCAACGCGATTCCTGGCCAGATCCACACGGTCCCATGTGAGCTGCAAGATAGCGGTCTTTCGTGAGCCTGTGCTTATCAAGATGGCAATGAACATTCTAAGGTGCCGGCCTGACGTGCGAGCGGCCTTGATGATCGCCTTGACCTCGGCTCGTGACAGAACGCGCTCTCTAGGCTTTCCAGCTGAGGGGAGGGGTATCTTAAAGCCTTTTGCATCGCAATAATTCAGCGCGGCAATAAGGGTCTGCAATTCGGTGCGTATGGTGCCGTCCTTGACCGCTCTGGAGGCCCAATAACGGCGCGTGAGGGCGTCTGTAATCTGGTCTGGCCTCATACTGCCAAAATAGGCGAGGGGTGCTTTCAGGAGCAGTTCTTGGGCTTTACGGCGCTTCTGTTCTGGGCGGTCGAGATATAGCCTGATGATGTCTTTAACCGTGGTGGGTGCGCGTCGTTCGCCTGCCAGAAAGTCAGCTAGGCGGCGCTCTGCCTCGCCACGATCTTTTGTCCTGAGTGCAAGCCGTCTTGTGTTGCCGCGCTCTCGCCATGTTGCGGCCCACGATCCACGGTAGAAGACAAGTCGGTATTCCATCGGATGCTGTCCATAAAGTCCGCAGCGATACGCCAGTCACGACCAATACGGCAAGCCTTTATCTGGCCAGCCCTGCACATAGCCGTGACCTTCTGGGGGCTGATGTGCAAGAGCTGGGCAACTTTGCGAGGGAGAAGAACGGGGGCTGTCATGCGGTCTGTCTCGCATTTCTGGTGTATTTTAATGCGAGCCCGTTTCGATTTGCGGCAAGCATTATTGAGAGGATGGATTGCTTAGGCATTTGGGACCTTACCTTGATTGGCGGGATCAACCTTGATTGTCAGGTGCCTCTGCCGCTTGTTTTTGTTTGTGTTCAAAACCCAACTGTCAGAGTATCGAGACAGAAACCACTCGCCTTTCTTTGGTGTCCTGTAGGCCACACCCAAAATCGACAGGCCTTCTGGAGGCTCTGGTATGCCTGTGACATGTGCGTCCATCACAGCGCATCCTTCAACATTCGTCGGACTTCCTCTTTGGTCAGAGGCGAGCTGTGATGAAGCTGGCCGTAAACAAACGACACCCGCTGCGCAAAACGTTCTTCCGGCGTCATTGGCGCTGGTTGCATGGCGTAGTCGATGCTGGACTGCGGAACACCCGCAAGTCGGCAAAGTTCAGCAAAGTCATAAAACTTGGGCTTCTCCATCACCGCCCCTCCTTAATCTTTTCCAACGCCTGCCCCAACTCAACAAACACCGCTGGCAATGGCGGGTTAGAGGGTGGGGGTGGTAGGGGTGCCCAATAGCTATAATCGTCTAAGCACCAACCCTGATCATGATCGGAGTCTATCCCCTCTTCATCAAGACATAGAATGTGAATTTCTTTCCAAGCGGAAACGGTACTTCCAATTTCAATGCTGGCTAAAAACTCGACGCCAATTTCCTTCGGCGCAGTGCTAATATCAAACCAACGGCAATGGCTGTCCGCATAATCGCAGGCGGCGTCGGCTAGGGGCACCAAAGCAGTAAGCGTCTCGGCTAGTTTGGTCGGCATGATGGTGTAGTCGCCTCCAACGGGCACGACAGGGGGGCGGGTGTCATTGGTCATCGCGTTGGTTCCTTGTTGAGTGCAGCCCGTAACTCTGCCACCTGTTTTTCAAGGTCGAGGATGCGGCGTTCGTAATTTCTGGACAGGGCGGTCAATGCAGTTACGTCTAGGACTTCTGGCTGCGGAAACGGGAATACAGGCCCGTTTGGTTTTGGAATAAGATCGGCAACACCTACGCCAGCATCAAAGCGCCATGTATTGCTATCATCGGCAGTTTCAAACTTGCTCATATCTCTCCCCCTTTGAGAGCGGCGCGGGCAATTTCACCCATGCGCAAAACAAGACCGGTAAGTGCATTTGGGTGCATCATGTTCATCAGCTCGCGTAACGGTGCCAACGCGTCAATATTCATCAGACCACCCCGCAGCCTTGCGTTATCGGCCTCAAGTTCAATGACACGGGCGGCGAGGGTGGGAGCCATTGCGATTAGGCGGGCGTTGGCCATCTCTTGCGCAAACCAATCATCATGAGGCTGCTTGTCGTATAATGGCTGTCCAAGAAAGCTATGAATTGGACGGCGCGGCAAGTTTTCTTGAGAGACGCCATACTCGTCGCCATCAGGTTGACACCAAGGCCCCTTTGTCGCCTCATCCAGTAGCTTTTGTAGGTCGGTGGTGGGGGTCATGATAAAGCCCACCCAATCGCCGTATAGATCAGCCAGACAAGGCTTATTCCAAAGCCTGTAGCCGGAAAGAAGAACACGGCATTGAAGTTATAGCTGCCGCCGTAGTCCTGCTTTAGACACCAATAGATCAGCAGAAGCGTAATGATTGCTGGGATGATCCACCAGCCGATTACGATTTCAAATTTCACTTCACTACTCCTTCTATGCCAGCCCTGCGCCGTATCTCGGTGAGTGCGGCGTTGTAGCCGTCCAGCCAATTCAGGTAGATGTCTTCCTCAGGATCGCTCATACCCTCAAGCAGGTGGGCAATCAGGGCGCGGGCGTAGGTGCGGTCTAGCGGGTCAACAACGCGCTCTTGGTTGTTGTAAACCTGCTCTTGTGCGGCCCCAATCGCCTCATCCAGTAGCTTTTGTAGGTCGGTCATCAAAAAGCCTCCTCAGCCTCAGCCTGCAATTCCGCCTTCTTGGCGTCCTTTAGCTGCGTCAAAGCATCGACATGCTCGGGATAGTCTCGACGTGTTGCGGCGGCTGCTTTCCAAATGGCGACTAGATCGGACATGGTTGCGGCGTTCTGGATTTGCTCGGCAATGACTGCGGGCGTGTCGGTGGTGGTTTCGGTGATTGGCGCGGGTGCCTCGACCTTCATCTTGCGCACCATATACGGCGCGCGCTTGGTCTTGCTCGCCGTCAAAACAAGCTGGGCGTCCTTCTCGATATGGCTCATTTCGCCAATTCGAATGCCGCCAACCTTCATGCCGCCAAATTGGACTTCGGGGTCACGATAGAGCGTCATAGAGCGGCCTACGTATTGGCTGGCATCTGCACTCCATAAAGACACCATGACGCGGCGCATACTTTTGCAGGGCTTGTACGGCTTGTCAGAGCCTTCAATGTGGATCTCAACGGGCTGCTCTGGCGTGCTTTCCGACGCGCGCACACGGCTAATTGTGATGGTGCGCGGCCCCCCGATCAGATCGTCGGCATTTAGTTGGTCTGATCGGGGCGCAATAAATTGTGTCATGTCTACCATGGTTTTTCTCCTTAGATTATCATTTCGTGGCCGAGCTCAATCACGCGCTCGGTCGGCAACAGCCCGCGCGAATTGGCCTCAAACGCGGAAATCACGGCGGCAACTTTGGCCTCAAACTGGGTCGCCGCGTTCAAGATGGCGTCCTGAATTGCGGGGTCTGGAAACACGCGCACCACGGCCATAGGTAGCCCGCCCGAATAGCTGATATGGTCAAGCCATTTCCGGCCCGTGACCAAGAGGCCAGTCTGGGCCTGCATCACGTATTCGGGCGCGATCTGTCCGGCTGGCAGAAGTTCCGCGATGGTCTGCACCTGATATTTCTGGCGGCGTGATTTGACTTCTAACAGGCCATCATCACCGACTAGCCCGTCTGGACTGTAGCCAATCGTGAACCCATTAAATTGGCGCGTGATGAAGCCGACTTGCTGAACCGGCGCGATCTTTTCCGAGTAAAGATAAACCGCGCTGGCCTCGTCTTGGTGGCCGCGTATCATGTCGTCGCTGATATAATGCGGCTCGACATATTTGCTGATGCGTTGCGCGGCCAGCTCGTAAACGTGGGCTCGGGTTTTGTCGTTGTCGGCTACCTTGAGCGTGGGGGTTAGGATGTTTCGGATTTCGGATGCAGTTAGAAGTCCTAGGCGGGCCTTCAACCACTCCTCGGACCCTTGGATTAGGTCGTCGTAAATCTTAATCATAGCGGGTGTCTTTCGCGATTAGCACCAAGCGAATGGAGGCCTTGTAATCATGGATAGTAACGTTCCAGTCGTGCAGTTGCACGGGGTCTGGATCGCGTAACTGGGCGCGTAGTTGGGTGGGGGTTAGGGATTGGAGGTGAAGAAGGAGAGTCATGGCTTGACCCTCTCAAATGTATAAACAGCCACCCACGGGTTAGCCTGCCAAGATTGCGCGCCGTTGATTGATTTCCAAAGTGCTTGGAAGCCTTCAACGTGTGGTGCGCCACCTCCATCAGGAGGCTCAAGGATTGGCTCGGCACCCTCGGCCTCGGCGTCAGCTTCGCTAATGTCCTGAAGCCGCTCGACCTTGACGCCAGTGACTTTTAGACTGATCCGGCTTGCCCAACGCGGCATGTGGATCGACGGACGGCCTTTGCCCCAAGCCCACAATGGGTTTCTGACACCGCCATCCGCAAGATAATCAATCTTGTCTTGATCGTCTGGCAAATGGCGCGGCGCTAAATCATTCCACTTGTGAAGTGTTCTCCAGCCTTCGCGCACCCAAAGCGTGTCTCCAGCCTGATTGGCGACATTAAGGTCACGCCAACCGAGACGCTGGCCTTCTTCCTTCTCAAGCGTGATCCAGTCGCCCCATTCGCCATCTTCCCAGCCCCAGCACGTCGGGTCTGACTGGCAACCTCTAGGGCCGCAAAACTCTGGAAGCTGTCCGTTCAATTTGATGATGCGGCGCGTCTGTGTCTTGCGACCATCAAGAATAGCGCGGACCATTGGCGCACTGAATAGGATTGGCCGTTCCATCAGCTTGCCTTCCTATTCTGAACAGTCTTAGCCAAAGCCTTCCAAGCAAGCGCTAGGACATCGCCGCGTGCACCTTGGCGCAGTAGGGCGTCCACGTGCCGCTTTGCCATTTCGGCTAGGCGGCCGTCGTTTGATGGTGTGGTTAGGCGGCTCATGCAATCACCGCCCAAGCAATCGCCACCAAGCCCAAAACCACGAACCCTGCCGCAAAACGCAACGGTGAAACGTAGTCGTCGGGGCGCGCTAAATCGGCGGCGTCTTCGTAAGCCTGCCAGTCGACAGTCTCAACGCGGCGGAGAAGGTATTCGGCGCTGATGCGGTTTGCGTCGCTCATCACGCAGCCTCAACAAACTTGCCAGCTTCAGCGCGATACACACGTCCAGCCTTTAGCTTGCCCTTGCCAATGCAGCCCGTCGCAATGCCGTTGCACTTGCCATTTTCATCATAGCTGGCGAGCGAAACCCATGTGCCATCTACGCCCGTGACGGTCGAACGATGGCCCGCAGACATAGCGACACCATTGGTGCCTTCAATCGCCAGTTGGGAGCGATCGCCCGACGCTGCCAGTTTGGAGCCATAGCCCGACGCTGTCAGTTGGGAGCGATCGCCCGACGCTGCCAGTTTGGAGCCATAGCCCGACGCTGCCAGTTGGGAGCAATAGCCCGACGCTGCCAGTTGGGAGCCATCGCCCGACGCTGCCAGTTTGGAGCCATCGCCCGACGCTGCCAGTTTGGAGCCATAGCCCGACGCTGCCAGTTTGGCGTAATCGCCCGACGCTGTTGTAACTCCATAGGCGGGTTTACAAAGGCTTATAATGCCATCCACAGCGGCCATGATGAATGCGGGCAAAGTCAACTCAGCGCGGATTGCAATGCTGGCCGTGACGCTTTTGTCGCTATCGTGCTTAACTGCGCCGACCGCCTCAACAGTCATATAGCGGGTTAGCTTGCCGTCATGTTGGATCAGCGGGTAATAATTCCACACGTCCAGCGGATTGGCGCAGAAATGAAACCCGCGCTTGCATTGAATAGGATCGCCGTCAATCGTGTAGGTTTGGCCTACTTCAAACTGATGATCGCGGCATTTGAGTTCGTGGGTGGCGGCTTTAAAGCCGGTGACTGGTTCGGTTCTCATCACGCAGCCACCTTCTTGCTCATGCGCTCCAGCTCGGCGGCACAATCGGCAATCGACATGCCAGCAATGCGAACTTCCTCGCCGCACATTTGCGACAAGATGAACGTGTAATCGGCGATTGGGTAAATCTCGTATTGGCGGCGAAGGATGGCGCGGTATAGGTCTGCGCGCTCTCCGTGGGACTGGTGGTGGGTGAAGCTATGCATGGGTGTCTCTCCGTAGTTGGTGAGACATTTGTTGCATTAAACGCAACTAACCGCAATAGCTAAAATGATAAAAGTTGCAGTTTATGCAACCTTGTCTGGAAACGCTTCTGATAATATGCGCTTGGCTCGGTTAATTTCATCGGTGTCTTTTGACTTAAAGAATCGCGCAATCCAGTCATCATCGGGGTGACGGAATAGGCCAGGAACATCTGTGTGCAGAAGTTCGGCCAATATCTCCAAGTGGCGCTCTGACGGCAATCGGCCTCCAAACCACCTAGAAACCGACGCTTTATCAATCGCCATCTGCGCGGCAATGTCTGACTGCTTCAGGCCAAGCCGTTCCGCGTGCTCTACAATGTAGTGCATTCGGTGCGGCGTCTTGTCGGTGTGGATGCGTGCTGGTCTGCCCATAGTTGCATTATATTCACAGCGCCGTGACTGGTCGTTAAGATAAAATGCAACAATGGGTATTGCGCGTGGTTGCGTTTTATGCAACTTATCCATTTATGACCTCACAACTACTCAAACAGCGCCGCGAAGCACTAAGCCTGACACAGAGCGATCTGGCAGAGCGGGTAGGTGTTTCCAAGTTCATCATCTCACGAGTTGAAGGCGGCACTATGCCGACGCTTCGACTTGCTGCGGCCCTAGAGCGCGAGCTGTCCATTCCGGCTTCGTCGTGGGTTTCTGAACAGAAATCGGAAAGCGCCGCATAATGGCCAACACCAACCCCGACCAGCAGCGCGAACGCAACGCACGGGCCGAGCAAGCCGTATTGGACGCTAATGCGGTCCGTATCGCTCGCCTTCGTGCCTGCTGCATGCCGCTCGCCGTGGTTGGTGTGGACATAGCTCATTCCCCAGACCTTTGCCCTTCCTGCGCCACCCATGCGGCGGCTCTCAGATGGGGGCCAAAATGAACAATCACCAAGATAACCCTCGACCCTCCGTCGACGGTTTGCCCTGCGCCATTCCTCCCGGCGCGCACCTGACTGGGGGCGGCTTCAGCAACCGCTCCCAGTCCTTTTCTCTCCAATCTGGCCACGCACTCTCTCACAAGCTGGCCAGCGGTTTTCCAAGTCATTCTCAAATTGCCTCCTCTGGTTCGACGCCATGATGGGAGCAATTCAAATGCAAATCAGTGACAAAAAAGACGCCTCTTTGTCTATCGCCGTGCAGGCATGGATCAAGCAGACCTTTGTGACGCCAAGCCAATACGCGCACGCGGCACAAATCGACAAACGAACCGCTAGAGCGCGGTTTGACGAAATAGAGCCACGCGAGCCGTCTTTGGCGGAAATACAGCGGGCCGTACAGGGGCGGTGGGCCTCTTTCAAAACCCAAGTCTTGGAACCCGTCTTTGAGACGCCAGACTACCTTCTTGAGGCGAAAATCAATGAACTTAAAGCCGAGCTGGCACGCCGCAAGGCTGAGAATAACGCTGTTCGTTTTGTCGCTGCGCCTGTGGTTCGTCGAGTGGATTTACGCCCTCGTCTCGACGATTGCGACAAAACTATCTGGGATCGGGCGTTCGATTAAAGGGGGCAAGTGATGCCAGCTTATAAACAAGTGCCAGTGGAGAGGCTTCACGAGCTGCTAGAGGCAGACTTTGAGGCTGGATTCCTGACATGGCGTTTCCGCGAGGATGTTGGTCACGGGAATAGGACATTCAATGGCAAGTTTGCTGGCAAAAAAGCCGGTAACAAAACGCCGCACGGTTATTTTGCCGTGCAAATTGATACTGTCCATTTGCTGGTTCATCGCGTGATTTGGGCGATGAAGTATGGCAACTGGCCAAGCGCGCAATTAGATCACATCAATCATCAAAGATCAGACAATCGCATTTGCAATTTGCGTGAGGTCTATCACGCCGAGAACCTTCGCAATCAAAGCCCCAACTCCAAGAATAAAAGCGGCGTTAACGGCGTTTTCTGGAGCCATAAGAGCCAAAAATGGCACGCCCAGATTAAGACTGGCGGCGTTTGCTACTATCTCGGCCTATTTGATTACCTTGAAGACGCTAAACAGGCTCGATTGGCTGCAAACAAGCGCTTCGGTTTTCATCAAAACCACGGCGCTGAACCTGCGGAGCCCAAACCACGCGAAAAGTTTACCATCCAAGAGCTAATCCTTGACACGCTTATCCAGCGCAGAGAGGGCCTAAATGCTGAGGAAATCTCGCGCTTGCTTGTCATGAATAAGCGCGTCATTCAGAATGCGCTTTCGATCCTGAAAAATGAAGGCCAAGTGCGCGGCGAGCGATTCCCTGGCGCTTTGAAGGCTGGCCTGCATTGGTTTGCTACGGCGTCGGCAATGCCAGCCAAGGAGCAGCACCACGGCATCAGCGACTTTTACCCGACTGTGATCGACATCCAGAAAGTCACGGCAACGGCTTTCCAGTCGTCATTCCGCGCCATCATGTCAGAAAGCCGTTCGCCATCTGTCGTGCGCGCTCGGTTTGCTGCCATCTATCTAGCCGAAAAGCTTAAAAAGCTATCGACCACGGACCTAGCGCGTCGGTTTGCGCGTCAAGATCACACTACGGTCATTCATGCACTTAAGCGCGCCCGTGAGTTTATCCGGCTAGAGACTGACTTTGCGGCGAAGGTGGATGCTGCCGAAGCTGAATTGGCGCAGGGGCGGAAATGACCATCCTAGCGCTAGACCTTGGGACAAAGACCGGATGGGCCATTCAGTCAGAGGGCGGCTCGGTCGTCAGCGGCACAAAAGCCTTTAAGCCCGGACGGTTTGACGGTGGTGGGATGCGTTACCTGCGCTTCACTAACTGGCTGACAGAGTTCAACGATTGTGCGGGGCCATTCAAAACAATTTGGTTTGAAGAGGTCCGCAATCATAAGGGCGTTGATGCGGCGCACGCTTACGGCGGGTTTCTGGCGACACTCACTGCATGGGCGGAGAAGCAGGCCATCCCTTACGCGGGCGTGTCTGTCGGCACGATTAAAAAGCACGCCACAGGTCAAGGAAACTCCAACAAGGAAGCCATGATTGAGGCGGCTAAGGCGCGCGGGTTCAAACCACAAGACGACAACGAAGCAGACGCAATCGCGCTTCTGTTTTGGGCGATAGAGAAAGAAGGAACAACCAAATGAACATCATCACACTGATTGGCCGCGTAGGCAAAGACCCCGAAACCAAGACATTCGATAGCGGCAACAAGATCGCCCAATTCTCGCTGGCTACCTCCGAAAAGTGGAAAGACAAGTCAACAGGCGAGAAAAAAGAGCGCACCCAATGGCACCAGATCAAGGTCCAAGGTGACGGGCTCGTGGGCGTCATCGAGTCCTATGTCAGCAAGGGCGATATGCTGGCTGTCACGGGCACGCTTGAATATCGCGAATGGGCAGACAAGGACGGCCAGAAGCGCATTTCGGCTGAGATCGTCGTCGGCCTTAAGGGCGCAATTGAGCTGCTGGGCGGCAAGCAATCCGAACGCTCAAACGATGAACACGAGAAGCCAAAATCTAGCGCGCCTCAAAAGACATTCGCGCACGATCTGGAAGACGATATCCCTTTTGATGCGGTCTGATGCGCCTAGAGAGGCCTAATCGGCTGCGTATCAGACATAAAAGAATGAAATGCCCCGGCGGTCGTTGGCGCGACCTGCCGAGGCTAACCAACTAGCACAAGGTCTAAGGCTTATGGCTGAGCGAAATCATAACACATTGTCCATGTCAAATCAAATCCCCGTCCAATATCAAACCGACGAATACCGCATCCAGCGCGCGTTAGAGGCCATGGAAAACGCTTCTGACCACGAGGCGCTAGGTCGTGCATGGCGCAAAGGGCAAGACCTGCGCGACCATTTGGAAGCCAAACATCGAGACGGCAATGCAGATGCGTGGCAAAACCTCAAGCGGCTTCATCGCGCGCTTTACTCACGTCAATTCCTGCTAGGCCAGTCCGATGCAGCTTCCACGTAACCTAGAAGCTGAACAGGCACTCTTAGGGTCCATCATTGACGCGCCCGAGATTTTGGACGAGCTGGCCACGCTGCGAGCCTCACACTTTTTCGACCCCGTTCATGGGCGATTGTTTGAGGCAGTAAAGGCAAAGCACCAGAAGCAAGAACGTGTCGATGCTGTCGTGTTGGCTACAGCTTTTCAGGCTGATGAGGGCCTAAAGCAGATCGGCGGCGTGTCTTATCTTGGGGCGCTGCTCAATGATGCGTGTCACCCAGACGTCGCGCCGACCTATGCAAGCATTGTCAGCGACTTTGCGGCCCGTAGAGCGATTATAGCGGCTTGTCAGGCTGGTGTGGAGCGGGCAAGCAACATTGCCCTAGCTGACGGGCTAGAGGCCCCACGGATCGCCTCTGAGGTCGAAGTGGCGCTGCAGCGGATCGAGGATGCCAGTGCGATTGGGGCCGGTATCTATGCCGGCAAGGTCGCGGGCAATTTTGCTGCACGGCTTCAGGACAAACTAAACGGCATAGAGTGGGATGAGGTCAAAATCGGAATCCACGAAATCAACGACATGCTTGGGCCGATTGGAAACAATGACGTCATCATCCTTGGCGGTCGAACGTCGATGGGCAAATCAGCCGTCGCGCAACAGATGGCGCAAGACTTGGCCGAACAAGGTCGAGGCGTTGCCTACTTTGCAATGGAAATGTCAGAGGACCAAATGGCTGCTCGTATGCTGTCATCCTATTGCAGCCGAAATCTAAGCTACCGCGACATCATTCGGGGTAATCTGAAGTCTTACGACATGCCAGCCATTAAAGAGGCGGCGGATAAGATAGCCACCCTACCAATCGTGTTTGATCATCGGGGCGGTTTGCGACCGTCCGAGATTGTTGCAGCTTGCCGCAAGTTCAAACGGACGTTCAAAGCTAACGGCGTCGATCTTGGCTTGATCGTTTTAGATCACATTGGCTTGATGGCATCAGATGAGCCCACGGCCAACGACTATGCGCGCATTTCATCGGTGGCAAGAAATCTCAAGGTCATAGCCAAGGCGCTTGGGTGCGCGGTTCTGGCTTGCTGTCAGATCAACCGCGCCGGTGGTCAAGACGGCATGAGACCAACCCGTGAACACCTGCGCGAGTCCGGCCATATTGAGGACATCGCAGACGCAATCGTTCTTGCCCATCGCCCTGGCTATTACACCGCGCGCAACCGCCCAAAAGATGAGGGCGACGCTGACAAAATGATGGAATGGCAAGAGCGAGTTGAGCGCGAAAAACACAAGCTCGAATTGATTTTTGACAAGGTTCGAATGGGCTCTCTGGGCATGGCCGAGGTCTGGTTTGACCCTGCAACCACGCGCATGAGATCAGCATCAAACGGGGTTAGACGATGAGCATAAAGCTGATGAATTGTGTTTGGGCGCTGTCTGATTTGAGCCCATTTCAGAAGCTAGTTTTGGTGGCTTTGGCAGACCGCGCCAATGATGAAGGTGTGTGTTGGCCATCAATTGAAACGCTCTCAAAGAAGACCGGGATGACTGGTCGAGGCGTTCAAAAAACAATCCGTACACTGGAAGAATTCGGCTTGCTTGAACGTCAAGAAACGACAGGCAGAAGCAACAAATATGTGCTGATTTTACCCCTGAACCCCGTTCACCCCCAAGAGGATGACCCCCGAACCACGTTCACCCCTCCCCTGAACACGGTTCACCCCACCCCTGAACCCCGTTCACCCAATACATCAATGATACATCAATTAAACAAGAAAGAGACTGTCGAGCGCAAAAAACGCGAGCAAGAACCACCTCCAAAATCTGGCCCATTCCAAGACGCAATTAACGCTCAATCCAAGCAAGGCAGAGCGCGTCTAAATCGACCAAAAGCATGGGCAATTTGGCAACGACTTTCCAAGGTACATGGCGAGGAAAAATTGCTGGCTGCCTATAAGCGCTACCTTTCAACCGACAAAGACGCAAAACGCGACAATGGCGACTGGCAGGCTGGGCTTCAGGTCTGGCTAAATCAGAAGGCGGACATCTGGCTGGAGCAACACACTAAATCAACGGCTGCACCAACCCTTCAAATGATACGCAACATGGTTATCGGCGCGATCTATGCACCGACATCCGGCTTCGACGAATACAAGGCGGGCATGTCGTTCCAAGAGGCGAAAGACCTTGTGGCCGCTGCTGAGGCTGACGGTCGATTGGTGCCACGTCCAAAGGTCACCGAAGACATGGATTTCTAACCTTGCCAACTTGCGCTCATTCATTCCTTGACATGAAAAAAGCAAAGCGGTATCGTTGCCCCGAAGGGCTTTTTGGATGATGTCAGTCATTTAAGGTTCCTAAGAAAGGCCCACTTACGCCGCCAGCGAAGTGGGCTTTTTGTTGTTGCAACTGAATATCGCTTGCCAACCACAGCAAATCCCACTAAGCACACCCTCGGGCAAACCGTCGACGGGCCAACCAAGGACCGCGACAAATGCAGCATGAATCCAACTGGCACGTTCTAATCGTTCAATCCGGGCAAGAGACCAAAGCGCGCGACAATCTCACTGAATGGGGTCGCGTTGAAGCCTATCTCCCAATGCGCAGGTTCTGGAAGCGCGAGACGCGAGGCACTAAACGTGTCCGTATTGCCTCAGAGGCGGCGCTGTACGCGGGTTATCTGTTTTTCCGGTGTGATCTATCGAAAATCGGTGCAAGCCTCTGTGTGGCTAAATCTGGGGCTTCTAGCGTGCTGATGTTTGATGGCATACCGGCTCAGATTCCAAACGGTCTGGTTCTGGCCATGCGTAAGTCTGAAGAGCTGGGCAAATGGGATGACACCATTGCAGAGGCCGAGCGCTTCAAGAGTTTGATTGGCAGCCAGATCACAATCAAGGACGGCGTGTTGGCTGGGTTCTTGGCGACGATCACGGCACCATGTGGCCAAGATCGGGTTTATGCTGAGACATTAGGGCCGCGACCTATTAAGACGGTGTTGGATGTTAGCGATTTAGTTGCTTGACACCCACTTGCGAATCAGTTAACCGCGAAACAGGACGAGAGATGCAGTGCACCCCTGAGAGCCACGCTCCCCTGCTCAATGTGTTTGAGCGCGTTGGAAAAGTATTGCCTAAATGATTTTGACCCTCGCGCTATTAGCTGCACAACTAGGCCCAGTCACCGAGACCGAGTTCACTAAGGCCGAACGGGATCGGGTTATTGTGGTGGCACGAGCTGTTAGGGTTAACCTTAGCAAGACCCTGCTCTCCTATCGCTCCAGCTATTTCGATAGCGTCAAGGTTATCAAGACAGATCGTGGCTTTCATATCTTCTGCGGTCTAATGCGTGGCCCTACCAAGCAAGGCCGCATGTCTGACTGGTTGCAGTTCTATGCAACACCTACCGTGTTTGAGACTGGCCCTAAGGCTTACGAGCTATGCACCTACACACCGGGCAAGCAGGACACGATTGGCTATTCTGCCCATATGAATTGGCCAGTTGACTAAGCAACCTACCCGACCCTCATGGCATGGGCTCTACTCTACCAAAGCATGGCAATCACTAAGGCGCGACACATTGGTGCGCGACTTGTTCGTCTGCCAAATATGTAATTCAGTTGCCAATGTGGTCGATCACATAAAGGCGCACAAAGGCGATCCAGACTTGTTCTGGGATCAAGCTAACCTGCAGTCACTATGCAAGCCATGCCACGACAGGCACGCACAGAGGCGTGATCGAGGTGGTGATATCAGGGCAGTAGGTCCAGACGGATGGCCGATTGGTGAGCGATGAGACCCCGAGGGGTGTATCAAATCTCTAGGGCGTTTCTTTTATTCAGCGGTGCCAGTCTGTAAAAATATCGCTAACACAGTTTCTCGCCCGCGCGCGCGACGATGGGGCCAAAATGACAAAGCGCCAAAGACTGGATAGCACCGTCGAGCAAGTCATGGTGGCAACAAGGCCCCGTGTTTTGATAGTGCCTCCTGAGCATGTAGAGCTTACGGACGCCCAGATGCGGTTTTGGGCGTCGACGACAAATCAGCCTGGGCGTGATTGGCCTGCAGATGATTTGGAAATTGCGGCTTTGCTTTGTCGTGCGTTGGCTCGGCTTGAGCGTGAGACCCACGAGCTGGATGGCGAGGATAGCGTTATCGTGTCCGAGAAGGGCGCGCAGATGGCGAATCCCCGGCTCCGTATCATTGGCGATTTGCACGCGCAGATTATGAAATACCGCCAAGACTTGCGGATCAATGATCGCGGCAAGAATGGCGAGCGGCGAGACGCTGACAAACGGCGGGCAGCTACAGCTGATTTGGATAGCCGATTTGAGGCGCAAGAATCCGATGATAATTTGTTGGCTGGCATGAGGTTTAATTGAAGGCCGCCAAGCTACCCGAAGAAGTCAAATTGGCCATTCGATGCGGCCCGGTTCCAGAGTTGAGAGACTGGCGGTCTCTGCCGATCTCACAATTGACGCGCGCCGAAAAAAACATGCGGTTTGTCGAAACCTTTTGTAGGGTTCCAGACGGCAAGTTGGTGGGGCAGCCGGTTCGGCTTTTAGAGTTTCAGCAAGCGTTCTTTTATGCGGTTTACGACAACGAGGTTCCTACTCGGGAAGCCATTTTGTCTATTGGCCGCAAGAATGCGAAAACGGCGACTATTGCTTTCATTGTTTTGATCCATGTGATCGGGCCAGAAGCGCGGCGAAACTCTGAGATAATCAGCGGCGCTCGGTCAAGAAAACAAGCCGCGCAGGTATTCAACTACGCGGCAAAAGTTTTAAGGCAGGACCAAAAGCTGTCTAGCTTGGTTCGAATTGTTGACAGTGCAAAGCGCATTGTCGGTCTGGCGATGAACGTCACCTATGAAGCCCTTGCCGCTGAAGCTGGCACGGCCATGGGTGGGTCTCCCATCCTGACGATTCTGGATGAAGCGGGCCAGATTAAAGGCCCTACAGATGACTTTGTGGACGCGATCACTACTGGTCAAGGGGCGCATGAAGCGCCACTGACGATCACGATTAGCACGCAAGCGCCTACCGATGGCGACTATCTGTCTATCCAGATTGACGATGCGATGGTCTCCAAAGACCCAACTATCGTTTGTCACGTTTATGAAGCGCCTGCCGATTGCGATCTTATGGACCGCGAGGCTTGGAAAAAGGCAAATCCGGCGCTTGGTGTGTTCCGTTCGCTGGCTGATCTTGAAGATCAAATGTCCAAGGCGGCACGCATGCCGACCAAGGAAAACAGCGCCCGAAACTTGTTGCTAAATCAGCGGGTCGAACGGTCTGCGCCATTTGTCAGCAAGGCGCTTTGGCAAGACAACGGGGCGCCTGCTTCCATTCCTCTTGGCTCTCGGGTCTGGCTTGGTTTGGACTTGTCGCAGGTGGCCGACTTGACCGCACTGGTTATGGTCGCTGAGTTCGATGGCGTTTGGCATGTGGTGCCGACCTTCTGGCTCCCCGGCGACGACCTGAGACAGAAGGCAAAAGACGACCGCGTTCCTTATGACGTGTGGCACGACAAGGGATTCCTTGAGGCTGCACCGGGAAAGACGGTCGATTATGACTTTGTTGCGGCCCATATCGCTGAGATTTGGCGCCTATATGACGTCCAAGGCGCGGCATTTGACCGCTGGAAGTTCAAGGACCTAAAGCCAAAACTAGAGGCCGAGGGTCTGACAGAAGATGATTTTGAGCGCTGGCACGACTTTGGGCAGGGCTACAAGTCGATGGCCCCGGCTCTGAATGTGCTTGAAGCAGACCTGCTGAATAACCGCCTCGCTCACGGCAATCACCCTGTGTTGGCCTTCTGCGCTGGTAACGCGGTGGTTCAAGAAGATGCAGCCTCAAACAGAAAACTAATCAAGCTGGCAAGGCACAGAAGGATTGACGGCATGATTGCTCTTACAATGGCGCGCGGCATTTCTGGCCAGACTGAAGCCGAGGAAGTCGGCACACCATGGGACGCGAACTTAGATTATGAGTTGGCGCTATAATGTGGCCTTTTGAAAAGCGCACAAGTCAACCTGTCGAGGCGCGCGAGGTGGTTAGCGAGACCGCTTTCGTGCAAATCTTGAACGGATTTGGCGGCGGCGGAAACGAAACTGGCGAGGTCGTCACGACCGATTCAGCGCTGAAAGTTCCTGCGGTCTGGGCTGCGGTCAACTTTCTGGCTGGCACGCTGGCGAGTTTGCCGCTGAATGTGTACCAGAAAAAGGATTCCGGCCGCGTTCGTGTTAAGGGCGGGCTGCAAACTATTTTGCACGACGCATGGACGCCTGAGCAATCGAGCTTTCGGGCGCGGTTCAAATTCTGGACGGACGTGTTCACGGGCGGTCGTGGTGTGGCTTTTATCGAGCGCGCGCCCTCGTGCGTTGTACTGAATATCTGGCCGCTCGACCCGACCAAGACCACTATCGAGAAGCGCGCAGGTCAAGAAACTCTGTACAAGTACGACGGCAAGACCTATCTCGCCAGCGAAATTCTCGACATTCCATTCAGCCTAAAGCCAGATGGCATTACGCACCGTGGCCCGATCACGACTTGCGCCGATGCGATTGGCTTGGCGATGGCTGTCAATAAGCAGGCGGCGCGGTATTTCTCGAACGGTGGTGTTCCGCCGTTTGTCGTGACTGGCAATTTTCAAAGCGCGGGCAGCTTGGCTAAGGCGCAAGAGGATTTCCGGGGCGCGATTAAGAAGGCGACAAACAATCGCGAGCAGGCGCTTGTTTTGCCTAATCAGATGGACATTAAGCCGCTCGGTGGAAACGCAGAGCAGCAACAGCTTATCGAAACCCAGCGCTGGTGTGTCGAGCAAGTGGCGCGGATTTATTCTCTGCCGCCAACCTTCTTGCAAGACCTGACACATGGGACATTTTCAAACACCGAACAGCAAGATTTGCACGTGTCAAAGCACACTTTGCGGCGCTGGCTTGAGCAGTTCGAGCAGGAATTAAACCTCAAATTATGGGGTCGCTCGCGGTCTGGCACCTATGCCGAGCACAATCAGGACGCGCTTTTGCGTGGCGACTTCACAAGCCGAATGACCGGTTACGCCACTGGAATCCAGAACGCGATCATGAAGCCTTCCGAGGTTCGCGACCGCGAGAATTTACCGAATGAACCTGCGGGCGACGTGTTGCTTATTCAAGGCGCGACGGTCCCGCTTGGGACGCAGCCCAATGCGGAGCAATTGCCAATGGCACAAGGAAACGCAGATGATTGACCATGAGCGACGCGCTGGCCTCAATCCCGTTGAGATTAGGGCAAAAGAGGACGGAACCGTTCGCGTAGAGGGCTATGCGGCGGTATTTGACCAAGCTGCAGACATTGGCGGCTGGTTTACCGAGACCATCGCCCGCGGTGCTTTCAAGGAAGCCATCAAGCGCGATGACGTGGTTTTTCTAATCAATCATGACGGATTGCCATTAGCGCGCACTCGCTCGGGTACTTTGGAGCTGAAAGAGGACGAAACTGGCCTATGGATGGGCGCGGATTTGGACTCAGAAGACCCAGACGTTCGCTCTATAGTGCCAAAAATGAAGCGTGGCGACCTCGATAAGATGTCGTTCGCCTTTCGCGTCAAGAAGGAAGAGTGGGACGAGACTGTCGACCCACCAAAGCGCACCATTCGCGCGGTCGATTTGGTCGACGTCGCTATTGTGACGACCCCGGCTTATGAAGGCACGAGCATCGCTCTGCGTTCTTTGGACGACGCGCGCAAAGATCGGCGCGCTCAAAACTTTAACGCGGCGGCTCAACGTATCCGCAACCGCAACAAGATTGCCCTAGCTGAAAAGAAGTAGGGCAGACACCCCGTGACGGGAGTAAGGCGCAAGCCGAATGTTTCCACGACATTAAGGGAACATTACCAATGTCGAAAATTAAAACTCTGAGTGAAGAGCGCGCCCGCGTCATTACTGAGGCCCGCACCCTTAACGATACCATCACCCCCGAAACCTCCGAAGCCGATGCAAAGCACATCGAAGCCCAGGTGGATAAGGCTCTGGCCCGTTCGGTCGAATTGGACGCTCAAATTGAGCGCCTGAAGAAGATCGAAGAAGCTGAAGCCCGCTTCAACAGCCAAGCCGACCCACGCCGTCCAGACGGCGAAGCTCGTGCGCGCGCTCAAGACGAAGCCTCGACGGTTTCCTACCGTGAGGCATTTGCCGAAATGATGCGTCATGGCGGCAATGTTTCGGAAATGTCCGCTGAATCTCGCGCGGTTTTGGCTAAGGGTGCAACGCCATTCGAAGCCCGCGTGCAAGTTGGCCAGACCACCACGGCTGGTGGCTTTACCGTTCCGACCGAATTGCAGCAAGGCATCATCAAGGCAATGGCTCTTTGGGGTCCAATGTACGATGAAAATGTTGCCTTCACCTTGAATACCTCGGCAGGCAACCCGCTGACTTTCACTGGTGTCAACGACATTGCCGTCGCGGTTTCCCAGCACACCCAAGGCACGCAACTTGCAGACGACAACAGCCAAGACGCTGTGTTCTCGCAAATCACGTTAGGCGCGCACGCCTACAACACCGAGTGGGTCCAAATCTCGTTCGAATTGGCTAACGATTCCATCGAAAATATGGAAGCCGTGCTGATCGATTTGCTTGGCGAGCGTATGGGCCGTCGCGCAAACACCGAATTGACCACCGGCGACGGCACTGGCGACCCACAAGGCGTCGTTGTCGGCTCGACCTTGGGCCGCACCGCAGCCGCAGCCGCAGCAGTCACCGGTGATGAAATCATCGACCTGTTGCACTCGGTCGATCCAGCCTATCGCCAGTCGCCAAAAGCGGCCTTCATGTTCAACGACTTGACCCTCGGTGTCATTCGCAAGCTGAAGGACGGTCAAGGCAACTACCTCTGGCAAATGGGCGACGTTCGCACCGCGCAACCCGGCACCCTGCTCGGCTATCGCTACTATGTGAACCAAGCCATGGCTAACGTCGCAACCGCGCAGCGTTCGATCATCTTCGGCGACTTTTCTAAGTATTACGTCCGCAAAGTTGGCGCTCCTGTCATCGGTGTGGCTCGTGAACGCTTCTGGCCACAAGTCGGCATCGCTGGCTTGCTGCGCCTTGACGGTCGCTTGATGGACACTCGCGCCGTTAAGCACTTGGTCCAAGCATAACCGATTGCATCTTGAAGGGGAGCGCTTCCGGGCGCTCTCCCGACTAAATGCAATCAGGGGATTCCCATGAAAATTAAGCTACTCGTAAGCCGCGCCGGAATGGACTTTTCTCAAAATGCTGGTGACGAAATCGAAGTGGAAGCGGCAGAAGCCAAGCGCATGATTGACGCTGGCCAAGCTGAAGCCATTAAAGCGCCAAAAGTAGAGCGCGCGGTTGCTGCTGATAAGGCGACCGAGACCCGCTAATGTATAGCGTTTTGGATGGTCGCATTTTAACGCGGGTCACTGGCCCAGAGAACCTTTTGACCTTGGCAGAGGCTAAGGCACACCTGCGCGCCCTCCATGACGACGACGACAGCTATATTTCTGACTTGGTGGAGTCGGCGACCGCTGAGCTTGACGGGCCTGAAGGCATGTACGGTTATCCGGTGGCCGATCAGCGCTGGCAAATGGTGACATTTGGCCCCGATAAGGATGGCCGATTGACCTTTCCGGTCACCCCAGTTCGCAGCTTGTTCTCGGTTTCATATTGGCCTGTCGGCGGTGGCGCTCAAGTGGTGCAGACTGGCTCGACGGTAACCGATAATTGGCAGTTATTCGCGGGCGATGCATGGGCATATATGACGCCAGTATCAAACGTTTGGCCCGGATTAGCTGACCGCGAGGACGCTTTTACGGTGCAATTTAACGCCGGATATTCGCCAGTTCCGGCCGATATTAAGCAGGCCTGCCGCTTTTTGGTGAATGGCATGTACGAAAATCGCTCAACCGTGCTTGCGGGTGCGATGAAAGAGAATTTCGCGGTCGAAAGCCTAGTCAATAAGCGGAGGCGTTGGTGGCTGGCTTCGTGATGTCTGGCGAGCGTGATCGGCTGATTACGTTGCAGAAAAAGACCTACACGCTAGACGGATTTGGCGGCGAGGTTATCACCTGGACGACAATCGGCGAGCGTTGGGCATCTTCGAAGCCTGTCAAAGACGGCGAGCGGTTTGGCAATCAAGAGGCAATCGCCACGATTACGCACCGTTTCCAGATTCCATGGGATCGAGTGGCAGCACTAACTGATCCAACTTATCGGGTTTTATTTGACGGTCGCTTCTATGACGTGGTGGCCGTGAAGGAAATCGGACGGCGCGAGGGTATCGAGATCAGCGCGACGGCTCGGGCTGAAAATGGCTAAGTCTAGCTTAGGCAAGCAGCGCAGTCTCGGCACATTCGGGATGCAGGGCCTAAAAGAGTTAGAGGCAGCGCTTGGTGAATTGGGTAAGGCGACGGCGCGAAACGTAATGACGCGGGCGCTTATCAAATCAGCCGAGCCCATAAAGCAGGCAGCAATAGCCTACGCGCCACGCGATCAGGGCAACTTGGCCGAGAGTATCACGGTTAGCGTCAAGACAACGGCGCGTGCGGGTAAGAAGGCTTTTGGTGAGGCCATGAAAAAGGGCGCAAGTCGGGCAGAGGCCGGGGCCGCTGCTCGGACGGCAAACAAGGGCGCTAAGGGCAAGGATAGCTTTAGCCAAATCTTTATCGGCCCAACTGGCGACGGCTATTATGGCATGTTTAGCGAGTTTGGTACCAAGAACATGGCGGCCCAACCGTTCATGAGGCCTGCTTTTGATGCGGGTGCAAATCAAGCGCTGGCGACGATCAAGGACAATCTTGTCACCGAGATTGAGAAGGCACGCCAACGCGCGGCCAAGAAAGCCTTGAAGAAGGCAAAAACTTAAAGGATCACCAATGGAAGAGGCATTGCGGTCCTATTTGCTGGCACAGAGCGGCGTTTCTAGCCTGATTGCAGACCGCGCCTACTGGAACATGCGGCCACAGGGTGCGGCCCTTCCTGCGCTAGTTCTGAGGATTGTAAGCCGCACGCCAAACTATGTGTTTGAGGGCGGCTCTGATCTGGCTGACGCGCGTGTCCAGGTTGATTGCTACGGCATCACCTATGCACAAACCAAGACCTTGGCGCGGGCAGTTCGCGCGCCTTTGGACGGCCTGAGATTTTCGCAATCGGGCCAAAACTACCAAGCATTTTTTCTAACCGAACGAGACCTGTCCGAAGCGGGCACGACTGAGGCCGAGCGGGTTCATCGCATCAGCCTTGACTTTCAAATCTGGCATCAGGAGTAAATAAAATGGCGGCTAAGATTGGCTTAGGCACTACCGTTGGATATGAAACCACACCGGGCGGCGGCACCTATACGACTGTCGGCGAGGTGTTCGAGTTTTCGCCACCTGCATCGTCTATGGACACGGTGGACGCGACCGACTTTTCGCACACAGACGGTCACCGCCGTTTCATTGCTGGCCTGATCGATGCGGGCGAAGTGACTTTCACGCTTCATTATGACCCTGCTTTGACGGTCTATGGCGCAATTGACACCATGTATAAGGCCCGCGTGCAGCGCAAATGGAAGTTCATCTATGCTGGTTCGACCGTCAACACGGTGATTGACGCTCTTATTACTGGCCTTGGTCGTGCCGTTCCAATGGACGAAAAGATGACCATGGAAGTCACTTTGAAGGTTTCCGGCCTTCTGACTGAGGCGGCTTCGTAATGAAGTTTACCCCAGTTCCTTTCACTGTCGGCGAGTCCCAATATCAGGTGGTGTTGGGCCTTTCCGAGGTGGCGCAGATTGAGAAGGCTTGCGAGGCAGGCTTTCCGACTGTGATGAACCAGCTCCAAATGGGCTTTCTGTCCGCGATTTACACGGTCGCTTCGGTGTCGGTGAAGGTCAAGAACGATCTTGGTTTCGTGCCTATCGAAATGAACGAAGTTGGCCTGATCTGTAACGATAAGAAAGCTGGCTTTATAAAGGCGCTGGCCACGGCTACCGAGCAATTGGGAAACGTGCTTGGCTTGCAGGAACCCTCCAAGAAACCTTCAAAGAGTGGGTCCGCCTCGGACTAGACCCGCAAGCCTTTTTCGACCTTGACGATTGGGCGGTTGAGGCGGCGTTCGAGGGTGCGATTGAAAAAGACCGCAACACTTGGAAGCAGGCCGCCTTTATCGCGCATCAATCTGGATCGATGGCACGCGTTAAAAAAGTGCCACCGCTCAAAGACATGATCTCACAATTTGATCCTAAGCCCAACAATTCAGCCGAATTGCTGCGGACGTATCTAGAAGCCTTGGGAGGCACGACGCATGGCGAATAATGGTGCGGTCGCTGCTCTCTTTGTTTCGATGGGGATTGATACTGCTGAGTTTTCTGAAGGTCTAAAGAAGGCTTATTCGCAGGCTGGGAACTTCGGCGCTAAATTCGCGGCTATCGGTAAAACGGTCGCTCTGGCCGGGGCTGCGATGGCGGCTTCGGCTGGGGCGGCCTTTGTCACATTTGGGACTCAAGCCCTAACCGCCGCTGATGACATTGGCGATGCTGCGGCTCGGATTGGTGTCAGTGCTGAGGCGTTCCAAAAGCTAGGCGCTGCGGCGTCTGCGGCTGGTGGCACGCCCGAATTGATGACGGCGGCGCTTGATAAGCTAAACGTGGGTCTGGGTCAGTTCCAAGCCACGGGAAAAGGCCCTGCGGCTGCAGCATTTGCTCAGCTAGGCCTATCGTCCAAGATTGCCAGCGGTGAGATTGCCAACTCAGAACAGGCCTTCTACGCCGCTGCTAAGGCCATGGAGGGCATTTCTAGCCCAGCCGAAAAGGCCGCTCTGTCGGCCAAGCTATTCGGCAAGGCTGCTGGCCCTGACATGCTCGAAGTTCTGGCCGCAGGTGAGGCTGGTTTGCGTGGTTATGGCGAGGCTGCGGCAAATAGTGGCCGGATCATGTCCAATGAGATGGTTGAGAAGCTGCCCGCGATGAAGGTCAAGCTAGACGAGGCCAAGTTAGCCTTATCGCAAATGGCCACGGTGTTCGCGGGTCAAGCGTTGATCTCGACCGAGAAATTCTTTGACGCGCTCGGGCCTGCTATTCAGTCGGTTCGAAACATGGCCGTCCAAGTTGGTGAGTTTTTGCGCCCATCTATGGAGGCTCTAAGCGCGTCTTTCTCCAAACTTGCCTCTAATCAGGCGTTTATCACTTTCCTAAAGGGCGTCGCCGCTCTGGCTGGTGGCACGTTGGTCGTGAGTTTTAGGGCCTTCCTAGAGGTCGTCAATCTGGTGATTAAGGCGCTGGACTGGGCTTTCCAGAAGATCGCGCCAATGGTGAACGCTATTGCAGGCGCGGTTCCTAAGATCGTGGCCGCATTTGATCCTGCCACACGCGCGCTTGAGCGATTCACCAACACCGCCAAGAAGATGGAAAATGACGTCACCAAGAACAGCTACGTTCCTGACATGGTGGACGCCATTGTCCGGCACATGCAGCGGTCGGATAAGGCTTTCAACGAGAGCACGGCGGTCATGCAGCGCTATGTCGAGAACGCCAAGCAAATGGCGGCGGACGTTCGCGCCTTTGACCTTATGTCGCAGGCCGAGCGCGCTTCTGGTGCTATCTCTCGCGCTGATGCACGCCGCGCACGTCCTGACTTCTTGGGCAATGTCGGCGCCATCAAGGTAAAAGATTCGCCGCTCACCTCGACCGACTGGATCGACAAGTGGAAAGACGCCCAAACCAAGGCAATCAACGACAACGACCAATTGCGCGAGGCTTTTGCGTCCACCTTTAGCGACGGTCTGTCCGAGGCCCTAAACGGCAATGGCGGCAACTGGCTCAAGAGCTGGTGGCAAAAGACCATGCAAAACGCCTTCCAAAACGCGGCCAATAACGCGGGTAAAATCCTTTACGACTTGCTCAATAAGTCGGGCAGCTCGTCTGGCTCGGGCGGCGGTGGTGGAGTTGGCGATTGGGTTAAGATTATTGCGTCGTTCTTTTCCAAGTCCCCGGGCTTTGCCTCGGGCGGCTCGTTCAAAGTTGGCGGATCTGGTGGCACCGATTCCAAATATATCGGGATGCGCTTAACCCCCGGCGAAATGGTCAATGTGACCAAGCCCGGAAACGACAATGGCGGCGTGATTATGATTCCTGTGTCGCTTGGTGGCGAGCAGATCGAAACGATCATGGTGGACATAGCAACCCGTCAAGCCACGGTGGTGACAAGCGCCGCTTTCCAAGGCGTCGCCACGTCTCAAGAGCGGGCTAAGACTTATTCGAGGTTTGCGCGATGACTTTCACATGGCCTTCTGGCGTGATTGGCAATGTTCAAACCGAGACACCAATAGCCATCGGTAATCCCCAAACTAGCCCGCTGACTGGCTCTACTCAGGGCGGCGGGTCTAGCGTGATTATGTGGTCGCTCGGCCTAGAGTTTCCGCCACAGACCAATCTGTCAAACGTTCGTTCGGTTCGCAACATCTTGGCCAAGGCTAAGCAGGACACGGTGGCTATTCAAGTTCGCCAACCGGGGCTTACAATTGGCACGCCGGGGACAATCACGGTCGCGTCGGGTCACACGGCAGGCACCAAGACTTTGCCGCTCCAAGGCATTGCAGGCGGGTTTGGCTTTGTCGCTGGCCAGTTCATTTCGGTTCAAACGGGCGGGCGCTGGTATCTCTACACCTTGGACGCTGACAGCCCCGCAGGCGCGTCTTCTCGCTCTGTCACCCTGACTAGCACGACGCGGGCGGCTCATGCGTCTGGCAACTCGGTCGAGGTCACAGCGCCTTGGATTGAGGGATGGATCGAGCAGACATCGCTTACGGCTAACACGGCAGCCCACTACGGCTTCACGCTCTCGATCAGGGAAGCGCGATGACCATAGAGACCGCAGCGCAGGGAAATGCGCCTGAGTTTCTTGAGCTGGTTGAAATCACTTGGCCTTCTGGCATCGTTCGCATGCTGAAAGGTCCAGGCATCGTCACGGCACTCTCTCAGACTTGGGAATCGATCAACGACACATGGGGTCAAATCCTGTCCCTTGGTGCGCGGTCTGAAAAAGCTGGCGAGATTTCTAACCGCGATTTGGTTTTAACCACCACGGCTTCGGTTCGTTCGCAGCTTTGGTATGGTGCTACACGTTGGTCACAGGTCCGGATATGGGAAGCCAGCCGCGACCCGATCACAGGGACAATAGATGTCGCTACAGACCCTTGGATTGGCTTTATTGACGATGTTGATGCCGAAGACGGTATCGACGGCGCGGTAACTCTGACGCTGGTTTCAAATGCGGCAATCTTGCGCGAGCCCGACGCTGGTGCGCTGACAAGCACGACTTCTCAAAACCGCTTTGTCACAGGCGACACGGCCTTTGACTTTATCAGCGGGCCGGTTCGCGATCCGTTTAGCTTACAGGGAACCAATCCCACGGGCGGCTACAATAACGGGTCTGGCGGAACGGGCGGCGGCTTTAACGACTTTGGCGACTTCAGGTTTGATAATCGATGAACCTTCACGACCGTACCATGAAAGCGCAATTGCTATTTAATGAGTGGCATAATCAGCCGCACATTTGGGGCTCGCTTGATTGCGCACACATGGCCGCTCGCATGGTCGAAATCATCACGGGCTCTAAGCCTATGGCGGATTGGCCAGCCTATGAGAGCGAACAGCAGGCTTTCAAGGCGGTGCGGGCTAAGGGCTTCAAGTCGCTACAGGATGCGGTCTCAAGCTATGCCACGCCGTTGGACGGGCCTTTATTTGCCATTGCGGGCGACATTGTAGCGATCAAGGCCAAACTGGAACGGATGCCTGCTCTTGGTGTCTGTCTCGGGCCTGATGCGGTGCTTTGTTTCTATTCCGATCTGGACGCAAACGGCGAGCCTATTTCTGGCACCGCGCGGGCTCGTCGCCTTGATATGCAGTTTGCCGAACACGCTTGGAGGGTTGGTTAATGCCTCAAGTGGTAGCTATTGCGGTTGCGGCATTTCAGGCAGCGGCAACTGTCGCAACGACTGTTGGCGCGGCTATGGGCTTCTCTGGCATTGCTGCAACAGTGGCAGGTGCGGCTTCGATTATTAGCTCAACCACGCAAATGTGGAGCGCCATTTCATCTGCGGTTGGTGCTAAGCCTAAAGTGAGTGCGTCAACGACGCAGCTACAGACCAAAGTTGGCGCGGTCACGCCTCGCTCCATCATCATGGGGCGGACGGCTGTTGCCGGCACGCTTCTAACGCCAACGCCACTCCAAAGCGGACGCGGCAATGCTTTGGCCACCAACTTCTATGCGCTCTCCCATGTCGGTCCGTCCGGCGTGGTTGAGTCGGTCCAGTGGGGTGAAGATACGGTTACCTTTGACGGCAGTGGTCAGGCCATTGGTAAATATGCCAACAACATGTGGCTGTTCCAAAAGAATGGATCATGGTCACAGACCGCAATCACGTTCACCGGGACGCCGGGCATCGGATCTGACACGCCAGCCGCATGGGATAGCACCAAGAAGGCACAGGGCTGTCTCGTGGTTGCTTTGGTGGTGCGATACGCGGCGTCGGTTTTGGCGAACAACATGCAGACACCGCTATTTGTGGTCGATGCCAACGCTGTAGCGCTCACAGACCCGCGCACGGGTTTGGCGGCTACCACACAGGCCCAGCGCCGCAATCCCGCTGTATGGGCTTATTCTTGGCGTCTAGGGTGGTTTCAGAACAGCAAGCGCGTCATTGGCATGGGGCAGGCTTCGTCTGAGGTTCATGCGGCTGGTTACGCCTATGCGGCGAACGTGGCAGACGCGAACGGCTGGACAATTGGCGGCGAAGCCACGACTGCCGATGATCGCTATGCGGTCGAGAGTGCTATTCTTCAGGCCTGCGCGTCGGTTCCAGTTGAGCGCAATGGGCTGCAATCGGTTGTCACAAGCGCCACGCGGGCTAGCGTTGGCACGATTACAAGCGATGATTTGCGGGCGGGTCCAAAGTGGCGATATGCCACGCAACAGACCTCGCGACCAACGGCAATTCAGACCCGCTATCGGTCTGAAACAAACCGCTGGCAGGTGGTTGAAGGCGTTGAAGTCACCGACGCCTCTTGGCTGACGCAGGACGCAGGACGCGAAAAGCGCGTTACAGTGGAATATCCCTATGCGGCTGGTGGTTCGGCCCATGTCGGCCATTTGGCAGCTTTAGACGCCTCTAATGCCAGAGAGCCCTTGGTCTTCACGCTGCAATGCAAGCAGCAGGCGCGCTATGCGGGCTTTGTTGGTGATGCGGTAACGATTTCTCTGCCTGAGATCGGGCTCTCATCTACCAAGATGATCGTCATGTCGCGCGTCGTGAACCCTGACGGCACGGTCGACTATGAGTTATTGGTTGAAACCGACGCCAAATATGCGTTTGCGGCTGGCAAAACGAGCGCGGCACCATCGTTCACGCTAAATCCGGGCTTTGACATCTTCAATGTTCCGCAACCTGACTTGGCGGATTGGACGGCGGTTGCAGCCCAGATCACAAGCGGCGGCACAACGTCCTTGCCAATCGTTCGGGTCACGGGCTCGGCATCAAATTACGATTTCGCGTCGGGCGTTGTGTTTAAACTGCGGCTTAATTCGGGCGGTTCGCCTTGGGTCGTTTCTGAGGATGCACCACCTGCTGCGACTCAGCATGAGTTCCGAGGGCTTACGAACGCCACAAGCTACATCGTGGGTATCGCCTATCGCGGCGTCACGGGCGTTGAAGGACCAGTTCGCGAATTAGCGGCAGTTACGACTGGCGTTTTGGTCTCTAACGAGGCCGCAACTGTCCCTTGGGATGGCGTCTCCGGCACTGGAAAGCCTGATGACAATGCTACAGTCGGCGGAACCATTGGAACCGACATTCGTTTTCCTGATACCACCATCGCTCCAATTGGGCGGGTGGATAATGCTTATGTTCCTGCTTACGGTGCAAACCTAGTTCGATACTCGCGCGTCCTTGACACGTCAAAGCACGTTCTAGGCTTCAACAATACCGGATTCAGCGCCCCCCTGACATATGGCGTCAGCGGCGATGAAGGCTATGTCTACAGGCAGGCAGTCGGCACGGTTGCCGGGGCATCAAGCCTCGCTATCTTGCACTCCTATGCGTTAAATCGCTTTGTTGTCGCTGGTCTTTCGCGCGTTGAGGCAAGCGTTGAGGTCTACATGACGACCAACAACGCCATAGCTTCAAAAGCTTGGGGTATTATTTACTTCTATGATTCCGCTGGCACGCAGGTTGGATCGTCTTTCTTTGATAGCACCACGCTGCAAGGTGGCTGGATCAAGGTTGAAGAGTTCGTCACCGTTCCGGGAACGGCCAAGTTTGCCATAATGGCCGCTCAAATTGACGCGGGGGCAGGGTCCATAAACCCGTTTGTCGGGATGCGGCGTGCGTTTTGTGGCGCTGCAAGGGCGGATCAAACCGCCTTCTCGCCTTACGTCGTTGGCAGTGAAAGCGACCAAGGGGCTGACGTCACAGGCGACAAGGTGGCAGGCGGCTATCTTGGTCAGGGTAACCAGTCTGGCAAAAACACTTATCGTCAATCGACGGCGCCCAGTTCGCCTGCTCAGTGGGATGAGTGGCAAGACACCTCAGTGTCACCCGTGCTGATCAAGGTGCGCTTGAGCGGGGTATGGGTGACGATTGCAGAAGAAGGATCGGACATTACAGCGCAGGCAGTGCCCTCGGTCGAAGGTCCGAAGTCAATTTCATTTGATGTTGACGCAGGGGGCGCTCTTTCGCCGGGATCGCAGGTTCCGCGTACACTTCAGTTTATCAGAAAGCGCGGCAACACGGACGTTTCGACAAGCACCACTTGGACCATTGTTAGCCCTGTAAACATCACGCTGGGCACGATCACAAATGGCGGCGTAAATGTGACAGCGATTGCTGCGGGGTTATCTAACTTCACAGTTCGGTCGGTGCGGGATGGGGTGACAATTGATTACCTAGTTGAGGTGAACAAGAACACCATTGCGGCGGGGGTGACACCCCCTGATATCGTCAAAGGCGACATTGTTGACGACAACACGCTTGGCTATGTGAGCAGCACGTCTTGGACAGATGTTCTGTCTGCCAACTTACCCAACTGCCCAGGAGGCTACTTCGAAACTAGCGGATTTTACAGCCCAGCATCTGCAACAGGCAATGTAACAGTCGAGGTTCGCTTGACGGTCAACGGCACACAAGTTGGCTCTGTGTTTTCCGGGAAGGTTTTTGCAACAGGAGGCGTCGTAAATCTTGACGATCTCAGTGATGTCCTGGGCCAGTTTTTGGCGATTGGTTCTGGCAATAAAACGGTTGCGCTTCAGTTCCGTGCACCTTCGACCACAGGATCAATCAATACTGGCAACGGCCAGTTTGTGGTCAACGTTATCCCAACAACCTAAAGGCAAAATCAATGAACCTCATCGACCTTAGAAGCCGCATTGAAACAATTGCTTGGGGACCAAGCGGCACAGATGCCCTAAAGGTGGCTACCGCTTCGCCTTCGCCTGTCGCCGTGGTCTGTGCGGCCTTTGAAGACATGCGCAATCGCACGGATTTGAATGAGGCAGAGATCGAGCTTTTGCGCGCGTGCTGCCAGATCATCCGCAAAAACCAGTTTCACGGCCTCGCAAGTGAGGCGGTCAACGTTGAAGCGGCACTACCGCCACCACCCGCGCCGCCAGTTCCACCACCCGCGCCAACAACCGAAGAATCCTAGAGGCCCCCATGACTGAATCTGTTCAACGCTTGCGCGCTAAAGAGCCCAGCCACTTGGATTTAATCAATTTCATCGGCGGGCGCTTCGATAGCATCGAGGCCCGGCTTGAGCGGGGCGAACAGCGCTTTGACCGGATCGAGGAGAAGATGGCAAAGGCCGATGAGGTTCGCTTGGAAATGGTCTCTGAAATCTCGACAGTCCAGGCAACAGTCTCTTCGGTCCAATCGACAGTCTCTTCAATACAGGCCAATGCAGGAGCGAATGCGCAACCGCCTTGGTATCTTGGCTGGAAGCCTGTCGCCGTTGGTTTAGCCCTAGCTCTCTTTGCGGGCGCGGGCCTCACGGCCCTTGCCATCGCGGGCCTCGACATCGTTCCAAAGCTCACCGCGATCAAGGACGCTATCCAGCCATGAGAGACGGTTCTTTCAAAGTCGATCGCGGGGCTGATCAATCGATCATCTTTCAGATATTCACGAATGAATCCCTAGTGGCGCGCCTCAATGTATCGGGCAAGCCGGTGCGTGCCTATATCAGGCCTTCGGAATCTGTTCCACCAATTCTCAGCAAGCTTTGCCGTGAAATCAATGGGGCCAATGGCGAAGTCGCCCTCGATCTAACGCCTGCTGAAAGCCGCCTTATTCCAGAGGGCCGAAAGGTCCTGATCGAGCTGAAAGTCTTTGACGGCACTCAACAATTCATTGTCGCGCGAGGCGTCGTTACAGGCCTCGGCGGCGTCACCCTTGACACCAACGCCTAAGGAGAAAGACCATGGCCCTTCAGTTCGATGACCTCACCCGCAACGCGATTCTTGATGTGATCGAGTCCCATATCGGCGCATCACCAACTTTAGAAATCCGAAGCGGCCCGCCACCTGCAAACTGCGCAGCAGCTGACACTGGCACTCTGTTAGCGAGCATGACCCTGCCTGCAGATTGGATGGCAGCCGCTGCTTCGGGTTCAAAGGGGCTGCTTGGCACATGGCAAGACGCATCGGCCAATGCAACCGGCGTTGCAGGCCATTATAGGATCAAAGCATCCTCAGTCACGAAACATCAAGGCACCATAGGCTCAAACGTGCCACTCACCACCAACGCCTTGACAGCCGCCAATGGCAACGTCCTCAACTTTGCCTCCACCACCGGGGTGTCTGTTGGGCAGCTTATCACCGGCACCGGCATTCTGCCTGGTACGTTCGTCTTGGCCTTCACCGGCACCACCGTCACCATGTCTCAGGCGTCAACGGCTGGCGTGGCAAACACGACCCCAATCACCTTTAGCGGGGATATGACGATCGACAACACCTCGATCGCCATCACGCAACAGGTGAACGTGACCGCCTTCAACCTCACTGCTCCAGGCGCATAAATCATGGGCCGGATTGTCGATCTTGTTCAGCAGTACACGGCCACCACAGGCACGGGCCCTTTGACGCTTGGCGCGGCCGTGCCTGGCTTTCGGACAATTGCGGCCGCTGGCATCCCTGATGGCACAGAGGTTTCCTATGCAATCCAAGACGGCACCAATCGCGAGACGGACGTTGGGCTAGTTGGTGGATCCGGAACAACGCTGACTCGCGGGCTTCGTGCGTCAAGCACGGGCTCACTATTAAATCTCACTGGTAACGCGGTGGTTGGGATTGCGGCTAATGCGGGGGATTTTGAGCTTTCGGCCAGAACCTCCAATTCGATCCTGAATAACTATTACTACCCGCATTTGGCGGGGGTCGAAACAGCAACCCCTGTCGCTGATCGGCTTTATGTTTTCCCGTTCTTCTTCCCTCTGGGCTTTGACTTTAATCGGCTTGGGTTCGTAGTGGGTGGGACCCACAGTTCGTCGATTAACGTCCGCGTAGGCATCTGGAACGACCGAAATACAAACGCGTCTATCGGGCCCGGCACGCTGATTTTTGACAGCGGCACCATCGCAACCACTGGCGCAGACGTGGTGCATGAAGCGACGTGCTCCGTCAATCTTTCTGGCTTGAAATGGGGCGGTCTTATCGCCTCCGGAACAACCGCAAGCTTACGAGCGGCGGACTATCAGCAAGGGCTCGGTGCGCAGTTTAACCAATTTTTTGGCATCACTTCGCCTTACGGGTTTAGCCAGCAGTCCATCTATCGGAGCGTCGCGTTCGGCGCTCTTGGTAACGAAACGTCCAACACATTCACAGTCAGCGGTGGCCTTGCGCCATGCCCGTTTTTAAGGAGGGTGTGATGCGGATTGCTACTTATGAAAATGGGGTGCTGATCTCAATTGAGGGTGAGCCTCCACCTCCAATCGTACCAAACGAAATTCAAATGTGGCAGGCCCGTGCGATCCTGTTTCGCTCCGGTCTGCTTGGACAGGTTGAACAAGCTGTCGCCGCATCGGGAAACACCGAAATCGAAATCGCGTGGGAATATGCGCCGAATGTGGTGCGCCGCTCTAGCTTTGTCCTCGCACTGGCCGGGGCTCTAGGTCTGGACGATGGCACGATCGACAACCTCTTTATCGAGGGGGCCAAGATCAAGTGATGGCCTACCCTCAAACCGTCCCGCGCTGTCATGAGATCATCGCCAAATTAGAGGCGAAGATTGAGGATTTGCGGGCTCGGCTTGACTATCAGGCCACAGATGACGCGGGCCTAGAGGCGTTCAACTACGGTCTAAGTCCGCGTGAGACCGATCTTTACCGCATGCTCAAGGCTAATTCGATCCTACCGCGAATGGATGTTTTAGACGTTTTTGGCAGCGAAAGTCACATGGGTGTCATCATCACAAACACGCGCAAAAAACTCGCCAAACACGGCATCAAGATCACCAACTGCCACGGTGTTGGCTACAGACTAGAAGGGGCTAAAATTGCCAACTAATAGCTTACAGGCCCGCGCGAACACGGGCGCAGGTACGGACAATATCGCGGGCATCGCTGTTGCACAAGGCTTTATTGGTGCCAGCATGCTGACTGACGGGACGGGCGGCGACATCGAAGCAACAAACCCGCTTCCTGCCGCTGCCACCCAATTTATCGACACGGCTGGCTTTTCGGCTGTTGGTGCTTCAACCTTGGACGTGTTTTTCAATGCTCCGGTAGTCGGCACGGGCGTCACCTACAACCAAGCCGCTGGGGCTCTCAATATCGTGGCTGGCGTTTCAACTAATGCCGAGTTCTTGGCACGTTCGGTGCGATCTTATAGGGGCTCTATGCGACTGCGCTCTAGCCATATCCTGTCTCAGCGGATTGTGAACAATAACTTTGCGCTTTTGCTGGCCGATCTGATTGCTAGCGGTGCCACTTACACGATTGTCAATTCAACGACGGTTGAAATTGGCGTAACCGCTCACGGCTTCAACACCACGATGATAGGCCAGTTCTGCTTGCTTGGCGGCATTACTGGTGCGGCTGGTGTGCCGGGGCGCTATGCCATCGCCTCGCTTCCAGACGTCAACACCATCCGATTCACCGTTGCTGGCTGGCCTGCTTCTGGCTCTGGTACGCTGACTGTTTTCGGCCGCAACTATCTGCGGAACCTGTTCACGGGCACCACTGTCACAAACGTCAACTGGGACGTTCAACGAAATGGCTGGGCGACTGGCGATACGGTGGCGACCATCAACACCACAGCTTCTCCAGGCACCGTTCTTATGAGCGCACTCACAGGGCGCGAGGCATGGCTTGGCGATAAGTTGCGGGCGACCTCAACAGCGCCAAGCATAGCCTTGCGGGCATTCCGGGATGAAAACATTCCTGACCCGAACATTCCGCTTTTCGTGTTTTTATGGTCGTTCAACGGCACCACGGCCCCGGCTTCAAGCACAACTTGGACGCTCGGCCATGTGTCTGTTGAGGACCATCCTAACCAAGAGGTCTTTATCGGCGGCGTCCGTCCGCAAGGCACAAACAATCCATTGCCGATTGTGTTTCAATCTGCCCAATCGGTTAACGCCACCCTTATCGCCAGCACAATTCTAGCTGGTGACGTTGGCGTCCAATATCGGGGCAACGCGACAGGTGCGGCGTCGGCCTCTCCTGTGACCTCTCCGCTCGTTCCAGCTGGCCAGTCTATCAAAGGTGCGGCGGGTCGATTGGCTGGCTACGATCTTCACAACGCGGCGGCGTCGCGTCGTTATGTCAAGTTCTACAATGCCACGACCGTAACGATGGGCACCACGGCAGCTCTATTTGAAGTTTGCCTAGAGCCCAACCAGACAAAGACAATTAGCTTTTCGGCGGGCGTCGGGTTTTCAACGGGCATTCAAATTGCAGTCACGTCTGGTCGAGGGCTGACTGACAATACCACAACCGGCCTCGCACTGGGCGACGTCACCGGGCATGTGGACTGGGCGTAATCTATAGAAGCAGAAAGGGAATTCAAATGACTCTTAAAAATTTGGCAATTCAAGTTCTTATCCGCGACCTCGATACACAAGAGGTTATCAGCGCCGAAACCGCGACGGGCACCACTGAGGATGAAGGCGCGACGGTCGTCATTCCTATTGGTTATGTGCCGAACATCTTGACGGTTCCGCCTGCCGACATCTTGCGCACCCTCATCCCCATCCCAACTGAATTGCCGCTTCCTTCCGGCCTTTCTCGCACTGACGATGTGGTCGCGGAAACTTCGACCCTGACTTTCACGGCCTAACCATTTCAGTGAGGGGCTTTAACGGCCCCTCGCTTCCCCTGCATTATTGGCCAAAGGCGCGCGCTAAATGTCCACAACCCGCCTACTTCTTGTCGGTGTTTTAGGCCAACAGAGCGCACCATCGGGCTCTGTCACCTATTCCGGCGTTGTCGGGGGCGCGCCGGTTGGCGTCCTTCCGGTTGGCGATCTAGCAGCGGTTGCGTCTGTTGCAGCGGCTAATGCCAGTTTAAATGCTACACTTGGTGATATTAGGCTTTCTGCGACCGCGCGGACCGTTGTTTCTGCGACCTTAAACGGTACGCTTGGGCCAATTCAATTAGCGGCCACAGCAAGCGGCGTTGTCTCTATCAATGGCTCGCTTAGCGCCACGCTCGATCTAATTGGCTTAAACGCTAATGCCACAGTCCGGGTGGCAGCCCAGGTCAATGCCAGCCTTGATGCAATCACTCTATCGGCCACGGCTCGCCCATTCGTTTCCGCAAGCCTTAATGCCACTTTGGCACCTATTCAGCTGTCGGCTTCGGCTAGTGCTGCAGCGGGCGTCAATGCAAGCCTCAATGCCACACTGCCACCTGTTACCTTGTCGAGTGCGGCAAATGTTCGGGTAGCTGCCACGCTCTCAGCCCAGCTCGATGCTCTAGGCCTACAAGCCTCAGCGAACGTCAGGTTGGCCGCAAGCCTTGGCGCTCAACTCGATGACATTAGCCTACAAGCGCAAGCCACCGTCCCTGTCCGGGCGCAGCTCAATGCTTCGATTGGGTCTATTGCCCTTTCAGCCAACGCCACACTGGGCGCAAGTGCCAATGCGAGCCTGAATGCCACCTTGGGTGCCATTGGCCTTGTTGCCTCTGCTACAGTCCGTGTGGCCGCATCTGCCAATGGCCAGCTCGACCCCATTCGCTTGGTGGCAGTCGCCGGCGTGTTGGTTCAAGCGCAAGCCTCGCTCACCTTGGCACCCATCACGCTTGTATCAAGTGCCAGCCTGCCCATTAGGGCGAGCCTGAATGCCACCTTGGGGCCGCTGCGCCTTACGTCAACAGCCGTCACCGGCACCGTTGGCTATAACTACACCGCGATCATCCAAGCCGCGATTCCAGACACGCAAGTCATCATGATCTCGATGCCTGATCAACAAGTGATCGAGGCAAGCGTGCCGGATCCGCAAACAATCATCGCAGCCATACCCGCTTAATCCATAGGAGCAAAGCTCATGACCAAACCAGATTGGAATAAACCTCCCCAGAAGTTCTGGGAGTGGGATCAAAGCGCCGGCACAATGAAGACCCCAGACGGGGTATTTTTTTGTGGTGGCTACTCAGGAAAGAAGTCGGGCCTGAATAACCCGCTTCTTCAAGATCAGCGTGCCCATGGGCCGATTCCCCAAGGCTATTGGCAGATTGGGCCTTTGCGCAAGTCGGTAAAAACCGGGCCAAACATCATGGACCTTACGCCATTGCCTGGCACCGAAACCTTTGGCCGCGAAGCCTTTCAAATTCACGGCGATAACGGCAAGGGCAACCGCTCTGCCAGCTCGGGCTGTATCATCATCGGCCCGCAATTCCGCACCAAAATTGGCAACAGCCCGGTGAAAATCCTCCGCGTTGTTGGCTAATCCGCGCGGGCGGTTTCCCGTGATCTAAGCAGGAGAATCCCGATGAATTACATTCTTGATCGCCTGAAGGAGCCTAGCAGCTATGCGGGCCTTGGGGCTTTGTTGGCGCTTGTTGGCGTCAATCTTGATGGCCAATTGCTTCAAGCAATTGCCGGTGTAGCCGCTGCCCTTGCTGGCTTGGCTGCATTCTTTGTCAAAGAGAAGGCATCTGTCTGATGTTGATCAAGGCGGCTGTAGGTATTGGGCTTGCGGCCGCCTTGGCCATTGGCGCTTGGCAACTTGCCCATGCGATTGGCGATCACTTCACCACGCATGAGCGCAACAAGGTCCGCATCACAGAGCTTGAGGGCGAGATTAAACAGGTGCGGGATGATCTCGCGGCTGAGCGTCTCGCTCGCAAGCTAGACGCGCAAGAGAATGTCCAAGGCTACGAGAAGGCCGATTGGGCATGTCAGCAGACGGTGAAACAGGCCGTCGCAGGAACCCGTGTCATTAAGGTTCCCATTGAGGAAATCATCTATGTCGATAGAGAAATCTCTACCCCTAGTGAGTGTCCTACTATCAAGTTGCCTGATTTTTTCCGCATGTCAGACATCCAAGAAGCCGGAACCGATCCTGATTAAACCAAACTGTCCGGCGGTGATTGCGGCGGAAGTTAGGCCGGAACCAAAAGCGCCACACGAAGCCATCACCAACGACGCTGGCCGTGATTGGCTGGCGATAGATTTTCTCCCTTGGGCGAGGGAAAATGCGCGTCGGTTGAGTGAGGCTCGCGCATGGTGCTTGCGGGGTGCTCAATAATGCCATCCCCTCCAATAAGCCGGGAAACCGCTGAGCAAGCTGTCGCCTATGTCGATATGGCATTGAAGGCAGGCCATCGACCGCAAAACATGCACGGCAATGGGCGGTCTGCCGTCCAAGTCGCAGCAGAGAGAGCGGTTGAAGATGGCTTTGTTGGTGCCATGAACACGCTCAAATCACGGATTGACACTGCCAAAAAACTTTACGGATTAGAGCCTGATTGGTCGCTCTATACCCCGGCGCGGTATGTCCAGCCCGTTCCGCGTCAAGTCCTATTCCCCGCATCCGTTCCAGACCCGCGCGCCTATGATCCATCCGGCGAACGAGAGCGGGTCCTTGTGATTGGCGACTTGCACCAAGACCCTAGGCATCCGCACCGCGTTGAAGTGCTTTCGTGGGCCGCACGGTTTGGATCCGATAGAAAAGTGGGCCGTGTTGTACAGGTTGGCGATTGGGGAACGTTCGACGGAGCATCGTTCCATGACAAGAACGACACCTTGAAAGCAAGGCTGAAGCCAACCATCAAGCAAGACTTGGACAACCAAAAGGAAAGCCTGCAAGCGTTCCATAACTCGCGGCCTGCTGACTGGAATCCAAAGCTAGACATCACGCTTGGCAACCACGAGAATCGCCTGCATCGTTTCGAGAACGCCAACCCTGAAACTGCGGGCATGTTCTCAAACGAATTGGAAACCAACTTCGCTCAATTCGGATGGAAAACTCGGCCTTATGGCGAGGTCATGTTCATTCAAGGCGTCGGCATATCGCACCATCCCACAAATGGCGCTGGGCGCGCTTTTGGCGGCAAGACGGGTCCACAACGCGCGGCGAACGAATTGACGTCCAGCTTCATTTCTGGCCACACTCACGCGTATCAGCATTTCACCACGGGCAAGATCGGCGCGGTGTCTGGCGTTGACGTAATGGAAGTCGGCTGCGCGCTACCTTGGGGTGAGGTAGAGGACTACGCGGCGCACTCTATCATCAACTGGTGGTATGGCTTTGTGATTGTCGATCTGATGGGCGGGCGTATCGTTTCTCATGAGGCGGTCGATATGATGGCCATCCGAGACCGCTATTCCGACGATGGCGCGGATGTGGTGAAGTTGCCACGGCTGAAGGCTTAACCTATAAGTTAAGATTTCCCCGCTTATTAAACCAATCGGCGGTTTGCGTTAATAATGGCGCACATTGTTAACATATCGGCAATTTTCATATTTTCCGATAAGTTCATAGCCATGATATGAATCCACGGATATTCCCGAAAAAGGATAAAGATTTTATATCCCAGTTTCGACATACCGGCAATTTGCCAGATTTGCAGGTAAGACCAAATGAGCCGCAAAAGAGGGTCACATGAACCGTCCACACGCCATCCAAGCCCTACGCAAGCTTGTCAAACAATACGGCGGCTGGGATCAACTGCACCGGGCTTGCGTGTTGGTCGACGGGGTGTTGGTGTTGAAGCAAAAGGCCCCAGCCGTTAAGCTAGAGCCTTCTGTGCCGATAGCACGCTATGCGGCGGGTATAGGCTTCCTGCGCCAACGCAAATTAGCCTTTCATCCGGGCGTGTGGATCAAGTCCAGTGACGGTTTCCAGATGGCTAATGCCTCTTTCGAGGACTTAATCTGCACCGCCGAAACAATGCAGGACGGCGCACTTATACCCAAAATCAGCACGCGTTCGCAAGGGGGAAATGGCGAGCGCGCTATCAGGTTCAAATGAACAGCAGAGCGCATTATTGATTTGCTCTAAGTTATTGAAAAGAATGGTGCCGCAGGGGATAATTGAAATCCCGACCTCATCATTACCAA